CGTGGTGATGCAGCAGACTATAGTGCATTTCATGTTATGGATGTAGAAAAAGTAGAACAAGTGGCAGAGTATAAAGGTAGGATTCCTACAAAAGATTTTGGTAATATGTTGGTTAGTATTGCAACAGAATATAACGATGCTTTACTAATTATAGAAAACAATAACATTGGTTGGGCAACCATCCAACAAGTAATAGATAGGGATTATCCTAATCTATTTTATACGAGTAAAGATTTAAGATATATCGATATTGCTCATCAAATGAACAATCGATTTAGAAGTGAAGAAAAGAAAATGGTGGCTGGATTTTCAACCACTATGAAAACTCGACCTTTGATTATTGCAAAGTTAGAGGAATATTTTAGGGATGAATCAGTAGTGGTTCGTTCCAGTAGATTAATAGATGAATTATTTACATTTATTTATTTAAATAATAGAGCAGAAGCAATGAGAGGTTACAATGATGACTTGGTAATGTCTTTTGCTATAGGTTTATGGGTTCGTGATACTGCATTGAGATTACGAACAGAAGGAATTGAGTTAACAAAAAAAACACTTGATAGATTTCAAGATGTTGATGGACTATACACTCCCGAAGACAATGATAATGGTGAATGGGAATGGGAAGTAGGCCACGAAAGAAAAAAAGAGTCTTTAAAATGGCTCTTATAACTAACAAAGAGGTAAAAAATGGCAGATAAATCATTATTTAGTAGATTACAACGATTATTTAGTACAAATGTAATTGTAAGAAATGTTGGTGGTAAGAAACTAAAAATAGCCGATACAGAACAAGTTCAATCACAAGTGAAATCACATTTGGTTGATAGATATTCAAAACTACATAGTGGATTGGATATGGCGAATAGTGGATATTCCACATTTGCACAAATACAGGCTGCACGATTGGGTTTATTTAAAGATTATGAAACGATGGAGTCAGATTCAATTATTGCATCTGCACTCGATACTTATGCAGATGAATCAACAATGAAAAGTGCGTATGGAGAATCGTTAGAAATACAAAGTGATAATGATCAAATAAAACAAATACTACATAACTTATTCTATGACATTATGAACATAGAATTTAATCTATGGCCGTGGGTAAGAAATATGTGTAAGTATGGAGACTTCTTTTTGTACTTAGATATTAGTGATAAGTATGGAATACACAATGTAGTTCCAATGTCAGCTTATGAAATTCTTCGAGTAGAAGGCGAAGACCCAGAGAATCCTTATTATACTAAATTCTATTTAGAAGCAATGGAACAAGCACATCCTTATTTTGCTCGTTCAACTACAAATAAAAAGATTGAATTTGAGAATTTCCAAATTGCTCACTTCAGATTAGCCAATGATAGTAATATGTTACCGTATGGTAAGTCAATGGTAGAAAGTGCTCGTAAAGTTTGGAAACAAATTACATTGATGGAAGATGCTATGTTGATTCACAGAATCATGAGAGCACCAGAGAAGAGAGTATTTAAAGTTGATATTGGAAACATTCCACCAAATGAAGTTGATAATTATATGCAACGAATAATCAACAAGATGAAGAAGACACCTTTTATGGATGACAATACTGGTGATTATAATTTGAAATTTAACATACAGAATCTAACAGAAGATTTCTTTATGCCAGTTCGTGGTGGTGATAGTGGAACATCAATTGAATCATTACCAGGAATGCAATATGAAACTACAGAAGACATTGAGTATTTAAAAAATCGTATGTTAGCAGCTTTAAGAATACCAAAAGCATTCTTAGGATATGAAGAAAGTCTTGGTAGTAAAGCAACACTTGCCGCAGAAGATGTTAGATTTGCAAGAACAATTGAGAGAATTCAAAGAATTGTAACAAGTGAATTGACGAAGATTGCAGTTGTTCATTTATACGCACAAGGATATACAGATGAAGAATTAGTAAACTTTGAATTGAAATTAACTAATCCATCTACAATTTATGAACAAGAGAAGATTGAATTGTGGAGTAATAAAGTTAATTTAGCTCGTGATGTAAAAGACAATAGTTTAATGTCAAGTGATTGGGTGTATAAAAATATTTTCAATTTTACATCAAAAGAACAAGAACAACTTGAAAAAGAATTAGTGGATGATCAAAAAACTAAATTTAGATATTCACAAATAGAACAAGAAGGTAATGATCCTGCAGCTAGTGGTGATTCAGTTGGAACACCAAGTGATATGGCTGCAATTGGATTGGGAGCCGATGATGAGGCAGAACCACCTGAAACATTAGCAGGTTCTATCTTTGATGATGAAGGTGGGGCACCTGAAGGTGGACAGCCGGGAGCAGGTAGACCTAAAGAAGGCCCTCACTATGGAAAAGATGGTAGTGCAAGAGGACGAGATCCACTTGGTAGACCAAAAATACCTATGGCTTTAGCTCATTTTGATAGATTAAAAAAATCTTTTGGGAGTAAAGCGAGAGAAATATTAAAAGAAACAATTGAAAGTGAAGAAATAGATAAAGAATATAAAGATTTTACGGAAGATAAATAACGATTATTTGAAGTTTTTATATTTATTTATGTATAAACTTATCATGAATGGAGTGTTTGATGAATTATAACAAGAAGCACAGTAAAATAAAAAATACTGGAATTCTTTTCGAATTGCTGACTCGCCAAATAACTGTTGATGTACTAAATGATACAAAAGACAGTAAGGCAGTTAGTATTTTAAAAGAAACATTTAAACCAAATACAGAACTTGGTAAAGAGTATGAACTTTACAAGATTTTGTCAGAAAAGACATATAAAACTACTGAGCAAGCAAATATTTTGCTTTCAGCAGTAATAAAAAGTCGTAGGCATTTATCAAATCGTAAATTACGAAATGAAAAATATAATTTGATTAAAACGGTTAAAGAAAGTTATAACGCTGCTGACTTTTTCAATACACGAATACCAGGATATAAACTTTTGGCTTCAATTTACAATGTATTTGAAGGTGAATCTTTAAAAGAGAAAATATCTCCTGTAGAAGAAACTGATAGTAAAGTAACAATTATAGAGAACATCACTAAAGTCAGACGCACTAAGAGGGTTAAAGATGGTGTTCAAGAGGACTTAAATAAACAAGATAAAGATTTAAGGTTGTTAACTTATCAACTATTGGTTGATAAATTCAACAAAAAGTACAGCACTCTAAATGAAAATCAGAGAAATTTGCTTAAAGAGTATATAAATAATTTATCAAACACTAACTCTTTGCGCGAATTCATAGATACTGAAGTTATTAAAATTAAAAAAACCTTAAAATCACACTTACGAAAAGTTGATGATAAGATTACTAAAATTAAATTAACCGAAGCAATAACTCATACAGATACTGCAACAAAAGGAATTCATGTAAAAGATTCTAATGTTGTTTCATTGATGAGATATTATGAATTGGTAGGGGAGTTAGATAATGTCCATAAAAATAAATAGAAAAAAGTTTACGGAATTACTTCGTACTTTAATTAAAAAAGAAATAAAAGAAGCCTCAACAACTGCAACCGCTGGTGGAGAATATGATACACCAAACGCATTTCAATCTAAAGGTAATGAAAAAAGAAAAAAGATTGCAAAGACAGGAACAGATTTTAAAGTTGTAGAGGGAAAGTGGGCAGTTACTGTTGATGGTGTAGGTAAAATTATTGTAGATGCACAAGGTAAAGGACAAGCAAAAACAGTTGTTGCTAGAAGTTTGAAAAAAGGTATGAAGGGTATTACAAAAGTATCACGAGTACAAACTGCATTCGGTAAACAACTTGATAAGAAAACCGAAATAAAAGAAGCTCGGTATACAAAATATCGTAACGATGAATCCTTAACACCAAAACAAAAGATTGGCCGTTCAATGAGAGAAGTTCGTAATTCATTAAGTGGATTAAGTAAGTTAATCGATATGAATGTTAAATTAAAAAATGAGTTAAAGATAGATTCAAAATCATATTGGAAGAACACACATAAAGCAATGAGTAAAATTTCAGAACGATTAGTTAAATTGGCTAATAAAGTTGGGAAATTACAATGAAACAAAACGACAAATATTTAAAAGAAGGACTTGATATTCTGAATAGAGACTTTGGTTCACCATTAGTTACTCTTGAAGATACAATGAAAGCTCACAAATTAAAAAAAGAAGGTGGGCCAGGAAGTGGACGACCAACCAAAGATGGTTCAGCAAAAGATATCGAAAAGAAAGCTATGAAAGCTGCTGATGATGCAAACGCTAAAATGGACAGAGATGAAAAAGAAATGGAACGAAAAGCTAAAGAACAGGCGTTCAAAGATATGGAAAACGAATCTATAACAGAAGGCCCAGATGATGTAAGGTTTGCAAGAAATGTATTAGCAAAGATTGCTAAAACGGAAACAAAATTTAGAAAGCAAATGTATGAATTAGAACAAGCATTTCTACAAGACCCACGTGATGAAAATAAAAAATTGGCTAAAGAAATAAAGAGGTCATATAAAAGTGGGGTAACCAAGTTTATGAGAGATTCGATAGACATGATTAAAAGGATGAAATAAGATGAGAAGTTTAATTGTAGATTATATACCATTTGAGATATCAACAACCCAAATTAATGAATCCATTAAGGAGAATGATGGTAAGTTGGTAGTTAAAGGTGTTTTACAGAGAGCAG